CAGTCTGGAAAGATTCTCATCAAAAATATAACGAAATGTTAGAAGAAATAAAGAAAATAAAAAATTATAAAAATAAAATAACAATTCAAACAAATTTTAATGAATTAATATGATAAAAAATTTAGAACAATATCCAATAGTAAGAACCGAAACGGAAATTGGATGGACACCGGAAAAACTCATTCGCTTTGAAGAAAGAATTGTTGAACATTGGAGTAATGCAAAAATACGAGGCCCAATTCATCTATCTAATGGAAACGAAGAACAATTGATTGAAATATTCAAAAGAGTTAAAGAAACCGATTGGGTATTCAGTACATGGCGTTCACATTACCATTGGTTATTAAAGGGTATTTCAGCTGATTATGCCGAAGAACTTATTTTACAGGGTAAATCTATCACTCTATGTGACATAGACGATAAATTTTACGCATCTGCAATAGTCGGTGGTACTCTATCAATTGCACTAGGTGTTGCAATGGGAATCAAACAAAAAGGTAGTGATGAAAAAGTATTTGTATTTATAGGTGATATGTCATTTGAAAGTGGTATATTTTATGAAGTTCACAAGTATGCAAGAAACTTTGACTTACCAATTGTATTTGTTGTAGAAGATAATGCGGTATCAACTTATACACCAACCGAAGCTACTTGGAATAAAAAACGAGAAGTACCATCGGATGTAATTTATTATACATACAAATCAAAATTCCCACACTATGGAACTGGAAAGTGGATTGCCTTTTAAATTTTATTTTGAAAACATAGATAAGTTTGGCAGAATTATTCCAAATAATTTATCCAAAAATGAATTAGATGAATATAATGCATTATGTTCGGAAAAATATAATTGGAATCAATTTGTTATGGATGGAAAAACTAAAAAAACAAATCATACATTTTTTATTTCATATATAGTTCCCAATGAATTGGCAACAACCGATATAAATGAAAAAAATTTAATATATTTGTGTGAAGCATTTACTCCGCCATCTTTTTATGGTAATAAGTTTGTAGAAAATATGTCTGAAAATGTTTATAATAAATTAAAAAATAAAGAAATAATTGTTTTATTTAATTGGTTTAGTGAACCACAATATGATGAAATTTTTAATAGTATTATGGAAAAATTATGTAAAGAAAATAATTTTAATCCATCTAATTTCGTAGTATTTACAAGTGGAAATAATATTGTTAACACATCAAAGTTACACTACATATCAGACCACTTTTTCATTTCTACTTCTGCAAATTTTTTAAAATATTTTTTACAAAATAAAATATTTAAACCAAATCAATTTGATTATGTTTGTGAAATTGTAAATCAAGATGTTTTTGATAATAAAAAAACAAAACATTTTATTTCATTAAATAGACATGTTGATAGACCACATAGATACGGATTGGGATTATTTTTAGAAAAACATAATATGTGGGAAAAAGGAAATTTTACTTTTTTAGTTTGTGATAAACCTAAAAAAAATGATGAATTAATTGAAGTATTTGATGAAAATACTGCAAATGATTATTCAATATATGGAGATGCATTTCATAAAAAAATACCATTGGAAATAGATACACAAAAATTAATGAATGATGTTCAATTTGGTAATTTTGGAACATCACACATATATTATAAACCCATTTACGAAAATAGTGCATTTAATATTATAACGGAAACCACATTTAAAAACAATACAGTTTTCCTATCAGAAAAAACATTTCATCCAATAATAAATTTACAACCATTTATAATGTTTGCATCAAACGGCCAATTAAAAGAATTACAAAAATTAGGATTTAAAACATTTGGAGATATTATAGATGAAAGTTATGATAACGAAACCAATTCAAAGAAACGATTTGAAATGGTATGCAATGAAATAAAAAAACTTTCTGAATTAAATATTGATGAAATAAATGAATTGTTTTTAAAATGTAAAGATGTTTGTATATATAATAGAAATCATTTACTATCATTTACAAAATATGATGTTTACGAAAATAGTATAGAAAAATTAAAAAAAATAAAATGGAATTTACAGGAAAAAAAGTTATTATAACCGGAGCAAACGGATTAGTTGGTTTACCGGCAGTTAAAAAATGTTTAGAAGAAGGTGCTGCAAGAGTATACGCAGTAGACCTTAAAATTAGTGATAACCTAAAATGGTTGCAATCTCAATACGGAAGTGATAGATTGGTGTTAGTTAAAACTGACCTCACATATCTTTCTCATTGTGAAGATTTATTCTCCGGAGAAAAAATAGATATCGTTCTACACATAGCAGGTGTTAAAGGTTCGCCAGCAAGGTCATCAACACAACCTGCGGATTATCTATTTCCGATGTTGATGTTCAATACCAATATGATTAAAGCATCATTTGACGCAAAGGTAGATTGGTTTGTATATCTTTCATCGGTTGGTGTTTATAAACCAGCAGATGTAATGAATGAGGGTGATACATGGAATCAAGACGAAACTTGGGCATCAACACCATCTCGTTTAGATTGGCATCCGGGTTGGACAAAAAGAATGGGAGAACTTACTTTGGATTCTTTAAGAGTTCAGTATGGTTGGAAAAACTATACAGTAATTAGACCTTCAAACATATATGGTGTAAATGATAATTTTGCACAAGATGCAACTGTTATCAGTTCTAACATTTGGAAATTATTCAATGTAGAAGGAGAAGAAATGGTATGTTGGGGAGATGGTTCATCTCGTAGAGATTTTGTATTTGGTGATGATGTTGCACAAGCTGCAATTGATGTAGTAAAAAAAGAAGTGAGTGATATTATCAATTTTGGATGTGCAGAAGCAGTTACTATTAAAGAAACAATTGAAACCATTGTTGAGTGTTACAAAGAAATTACAGGTAAAACAAAAGTTATTACATGGGATTCTACAAAAACAAATGGTGACCCAATTAGATGTTTAGGTGCCGATAAACAAAAGAAATATGGTATTTTACCACAAACCAGTTTAAAAGAAGGATTAACTAAATCAATTTTAGAATATAAAAGTAGATTATAATGAAACATTTAATCACATCGGGTTGTTCTTTTACAAGTTTAACAAAACCAAACATAGATTTTCCTGTTGAAATGGAAATACCATTACAACACAAACGTAGGGATATGTGGACTTGGGTGGATTGGATTAGACATTATAATGAACAATCTTATTCAGTTTATAATTATGGATGCCCTACAAACGATAATGATACGATAGTTGAAAGTACACTATATGGAATTAATAAATTGTTAAAAAGAGGAATTCCTTCAAATGATATTGAAGTTATAATACAATGGACGTGTGCGACTAGAAATTCTTTTTTTATTCCAAATGGATTTGTTGATAGAAACAAAATAGTAAATGCACATACTAATGATTTTGTAGATGAAAAAAGATTTAAATTTGAAAAAGGATTTAAATATTTAACGGGTGGATATAATAAAACAGAACAACCCGAAGAACTAAATGATATTACAATGAATTATTTAGCTTTACAATTTTCTCATCCCGAACGAATTATAAATTGGTTAAAAAACATAATATTAATTTCAAGTTATTGTAAAAGTAAAGGAATAAAATATAAATTTTTTCAGTTAAATAATAATATATCATCTTATTATTATAATAGATTTAGAGGCCTATCGCCAAAACAAAATAAAATGAATACTGAACCACATTTGCCAATTAAAGAAGATTTATTAAAAACAAAAGACATTGAATATACTTGGGATGATACTATGTTTATAGATAATCCATATATAAATTATTTAGTAGAACAAATTGATTTTAATAGTGATTTTTGGTTTTATGAAATAAACAATCACCATAAATTTGGTGGTAGTTTGGAGTGGACAATAAATGAATGGAATGATAATATTGAAGATGATAGTGGATTTGAATTGAGTAATATTGTTTATTATGAATTAGAAAATAAAACTGAAGAAGAAATTAAAGAATTTTTCAGAACAAAATCATACGGACATCCATCATCATTAATGTGGAGAAAGTTTTATTTTGAAATTTTAAAACCAAATTTTTTATGAAACATATAATTTGTAGTGGTTGTTCTTTTACAAGAGCAGGTCGGCTAAATATAAATGTAACTTCTGATAATTTTTTAAAAGAAGATGACCAAACCGGTGATTCAAATGAATTTAACTACTATCCTCATTGGATTCAAACACTACATCCAGAAACAAACGTAATAAATTTGGGTAGTGTAACTAATGATAATAAAACAATAGCTAGAAGTATAATTTATAAAATAGAAAAACTAAAAAAACAGGAAATACCATTAAATGATATATCGGTAATAGTTCAATGGTCATCTTTTTATAGAAATTCTTTTTTTGTATCACCATCTAAACAAAAAGAAAATCAAAAATTAAAATTACCACAAGATAGAGGTAGATGGAGTGACGAAAATTCACATATAAATGATTTTGTAGAAGAAAAAACAAATTTGGGTGAGTATGGTTATTATTTTTTAACTGGTGGTTTTGGAATGGGGCATGTAAAAAACCCAATTAAAGATTTTGCTGAATTATATTTAGGACACCTACATTCATATGAGGAAAGATTACTTTCATTTTTAGAAACAATTGTTATGCTGCAGATGTATTTAAAATCAAATGGAATTAAATATAAAATGTTTAATATTGCAAACAATTTTTCAGATACATATGTTTTAAATTGTATAAATGGTGGAGGTTTTCCTGATTTCAAACCAACAGGCGGCAAACATAATCAAATGTATGAAATTATAAAAAATAAATATATTCCAAATACATGGAATGATAAAATGGAATATTTTTCAAATCCATATTTAAAATATTATTATGATATGATAGATTGGAATGGCTTTTGGTTTTACGAAGAAGAAAATAATCATAAATATGGTGGAGTTACCGAATGGGCCATTGGAAATTTTGATATAAACGACCCGAATAAAGATGTGAATTTTAGAAATGCACTTTTTATGGAACAAATAATAAGAGATAATAAAGAATATACCGAAGATAATTTGATTGATATATATGAGGACTGGAGGTGCCCAATTGGACATGTATCTGCTAGAATGTATAAATTATTTACTCAAAATGTAATTTCAAAATGGAATCTTTTTTAAAAAAACAATTATTTGAAACCGGATATATTTCATTTAAATTAAAAGAATTTGATGAAAAAATTTATAATTCTTTAAAAGTTTTATTTCCTCCAGGAAGTTTAAATCCAAAACAATTTAATAATTTAAAAGCTTCCATAATAAAAAGAAAAAATAATGATATTGACCCCAAATGGCCAAACGTATCAAATGGTAAATTTGAAGAACTTGAAGAAATAAAAAAAGAAATAATAAAAAATTGTAACAACGATTCAAACAATTCATACGGATTAGACCAAATATGGTATTTTGACTGGCCATATGACACCAAATGTTCAAAAACACCACATTCAGAAATATTAAATCCTATTTTTAAATATTTTTATGATGTTGAGTGTAAATCGGCCAATTCACAAATAACAATGTATAATGATGGTTGTTTTTTAATAAATCATAGAGATGGTGACGGAGGATACACAGGAGATAGAAAGTGTGCAATACTGATATATCTTTCTACGGACTATGAAAATGGTAAAGGGGGAGAAATGGTTTTAAGTAAAGATAAAAATAATGAAGAGTGGATAGAACCAATATACGGAAATGTTGCTATATTTGATTTTACAAAACACAACATATGGCATAGAGTAGAAAAAATAAATGGATATAATAGATATTGTTTCATAAATTTTTGTTAATTTCAAAAAAAAATCGTATATTGAAAATATGAATCAACCTTTTAAAATATTTAATTTAGATGATAAGACAAAATCTTATTTAAAATCTTTATTACCCGCAGAACCACAAATAGATAGAATTAGAGCATCTGTTGATGGAATTGGAAATCCGACATTACAATTTAAACCAAATGAATTTAAATCATTTGAAGAATTTGAAAATAAAAAAAATGAGTTAATAAAAGAATACAAACCATCGTTACCAGCTGGTAAAAATTCAAAATTATCTCAAATTTGGTATTCTATGAAGTATGATAATAATAGAAATCATATTGCAGATATTCTTAAAAATATAATAAAAGAAAATTATAACATAGAATATCCAATGGAATTTATGTGGGAATTGACAATGTTTACAGAAGATTGTTACATAGAAGAACATATAGATGGAAATGATTCAAATAGATTAGCAGGAATATTAATTTATTTAAATGAAGATTACGATAAAGAAAATGGGGGGTTATTAAAAGTAACAGACCCAATTACAAACGAAATTACCGAAGTTGTTCCAGAATTTGGACAAGTGGTTATAATTGATTATACAAAACATTCGGTATCACATGAAGTTACACCTATAAAAAAAGGAAAGAGGTTAGCTATCTGTGCATTCATACACAAATTATCACATATGGCAAAGAGCAAAAAAGTCCTGGTTACAGGCGCAAGTGGATTTATAGGTTCACAATTGGTAAAAACATTAAATGAAAAAGGATATTGGAATATTAGAACCACATCTTTTGGTAGAGATTTACCTTCTTCTATAAACAATATAAATAATATAGAACATTTTAAGGGAGATTTAAGAGATGCTGAGTTTTGTGAAATGGTAACAAAAGATGTAGATGTTATATTTCATTTAGCAGCAAATACATCAAATGCATTGGATACAAAATTTAATCCTCTATTACATGTTACACCAAACATTGAAATGAATGTTAATCTGATGGAACAGGCCTGGAGAAATAGTGTGAAAAAATTTGTATTTATTTCTTCTAATACAACTTACCCTGATATGGGTAGTGAGTTTTGTACTGAAGATATTAATGTCCATGCAACTCCAATGTTGCCCGTTTATAAAGCAGTAGGTGGTATGAAAAGATATGGTGAAATGTTATGTGATTTCTTTTCAAATCAAATCCACAATCCAATGCAATGTGTAATCATCAGACCTTCAAATGCATTCGGCCCTAATGATAAATTTGATTTTGAAAAATGTCACGTTACTCCTGCAAACATTCGTAAAGTAGCAGATGGTTTGAATCCAATCCCAGTTTGGGGTGATGGAACGGAAGTAAGGGATTTATTGCATGTTGAAGATATGGCAGAAGGAATATTGTGGGTTGCAGAATCAACTAATGAATATGGTATATACAATGTATGTTATGGTAGTGGTTATAGTGTCAATGAGGTCTTAAATTGGTTAAAAGAAATGGATAATAATACAAACCCAGTTGAATATGTAAATAATAAAGCACCTATGATTCCAGTTCGTTTATTATCATCTGAAAAGGTAAATAAACTTGGATGGAAACCAAAAAGAGATTTAAAAGAAGCTCTTAAAGAAACTTTAGAATGGTATAAAGCAAATAAACATTTATATAATCCAAATTCAAAACCATAGTGAAAGATATAATATTTGCAGGATGTTCTTACACTTGGGGGCAAAGTTTGTGGTATGAAGCAAACTTTCCAAATGATAATCACCCAAGAGATGGATTTTTCTACGGAAATAAAGTTTGTGAAGAATGTTATGAATATATTGTAGAAAATAGATTTGCAAATCAAGTTGCAAAATATTTTAAAAAGAATGCATTAGTAGCGGCTACCAATGGAGGTGACCTAATACAAAGTATTAATTTTGTTAAAAATAGAATTTCAGAAAATACTTTTAATGGTAGAAAAACCGAATTAGTAATATTTCAAACTACACAATTTGTTAGATACGATTCTTTAATTGATTATCAAATAGAAATGTTAGAAAATTTAGTTTTAGATTTAGAAAAACAAAATATACCTATTAGATTTGTACATTGGATTTGGCCTGATTTGACACAAAATGAAATTGACTTATATATAAGTGGTGTAAATAAAAATTGGGGAAAACTAGCTCCAAGGTTTAGTAAAAACAAAATACCAGTAATAAAAGATGCAATGCCACCAAATGATTCTAATAAATTGGCATCGGAAATAATACGAAGTAGAACAATAAAATTAAATGGTAATTTTAATTTTCAATATATAACGGAAATTGGTATGGCAACTAAAAGAAATGATTATAATAAAATAAAAGATTATACCATTTATGGTAAATTTGGTATGCCAAAAGATGCAGTAGCACCGGATACTCACTTTAGTCAAGAAGGACATAATTTTATAGCACAAGAAATAATAAAACATTTAGAAAATGAACAACCCAGAATATTCTCCATATAAAGATGCATTAACAAATGCAATGACGGAGTTAGCTAAATTAGAAGATACAATCTTTATAGGACAACAAATAGTTTATGCAGGAAATCCAATGAGTACAACTTTAACGGAAGTACCAAAAGAAAAAATGATTGAAGTTCCTGTTATGGAAGAAACACAATTGGGAATGAGTTTGGGAATGGCTATCACTGGAAAAACAGTTGTAACATTCTATCCTCGTTGGGATTTTATAGTATCCGCAACAAATCAGTTAGTAAATCATTTAGATAAGTTTCAATTAATGACGGAAAAAAAAGTTAATATAATTATTAGATTAGGTAAGGGTTCTGATAAACCATTAGACCCCGGTCATCAACATAAAGGAAATTATTTTGAAGAATTTAAATCTATTTGTAAAAATATAGAATTTCACGATTTAAAAACTCCCAACGATATTGAATTGGCATACAAATATGCAACCAAAGAGGGTGGTATACATGTATTAGTAGAATATCCTGAATTATATTATAGTTAATGAAACAATTTATTTTAAAAAAAGGTAAAGTCATTTATGATGAAATATATGATGGTGGTGGAAGTTCTTTTGGTGTTAACGCACTAAAAGACGAAAAAGTAAAATCAGTCATAAAAAAAGGAAACATATTAGAAATGTGTTCAGGTCCAGGCTTTATGGGATTTTATTTAAACTTTGAAGGATATGCGGATTATTTAATTTTATCCGATATAAACGATGCACATGATTCATATATTAAAAAAACAATTGAAGAAAATAATTTAACAAATACTAAATTTATTCAATCGGACGGATTTAAATCTTTTTACATTCATAATAATTTTGATACGATAATTATGAATGCACCACACTATTCATCACCCAGAAATGGTGGATATGTTAATAGAGAAGAGGAACTAATTTGTTTAGATTTAGATTTAGAATTTCATAAACATTTTTTTAAATATGCTAAAAATTATTTAAAAAAAGATGGAGTAATTGTATTAATTGGAAATATGGGTGGAATAAAACCAGAAGAAATAATTGATTTAGCCGGAAGTGATTATAATTGTAAATTGATTGCATGTAACCGATATGGTTGGATTAGAGATTCTAGATTTTATGTTTTAGAAATAAAATTAAATGGATAATAAATTAAAAAAATTAATTTTAGGATACGATATTTTGTTTCCTTATTGTGAAGTTCCAAATTGTCTGGACCCGAAAGATTTACAATTTGCAAAAGATTGTGATTATTATTACGACAATTCTCAAACATATTTTAGAGAAAAATTAAATAAACAATGGTATATTCATAATGGTAGATTTATGGTTCATTTAAACGATGAAGCAGGCCATCCTGGACATTTTGCAATAGATAAAAAATCCACATATGATATTATTAAAGATAGGGAAAGAGGAAAACATTATGATTGGTATTATTTAATAGAAGCGTATGGTGATTTTAATAATTTTTTAGGTTTATCAAATTCAAACCCACAACCTTTTAGTGAATTTATTCCATCACATACTTTAAATGAATTAAAAAATTATAATGGTAAATTAATTATTAGTTTTGTAATAGATGGTGGATTATCTACATTAAAAGTTGACAGATTATATGAATGTCTTTTAAATTTAAATATTCCAAAAGAAAAAATAATAATATTACATAATGATTTTAATTTAGAAAAATTAATGAAACCAATTTTTGGTGAATATATGCCAACACTAATCCAATATTGTTGGTCACTAAATTCAAAATCAGAAGAATATTTTAAAAAAACACATGAAAATGAATTTAATTTTTGGCATACAGACGATAAAAAAACAGATTATAGTTTTTTAACAAATATAGAGTGTAAAGATTTATCTAAAAAAACTCACAAATTTTTAAATTTAAATAGAAGATTGAGAAAGCATAGAATGGATTTATTGCATTTTTTATGGAAAGAAAATATGTTGGATGATATGTTAATAAGTTATGATAGTAAATTATTTACACATGATGGAATGGATATGATGATAAATAAGTTACCAATAGAAGAATGGAACGATTTTTATCATTACATCGTACATTCATCTCCCAGAATCGTTGATTATGACGATATAGAAAGTATTTGGGGATATGGATTTGAAACAAAAGAAATATATGAAAAATCATTGATATCAATATTATCTGAAACATTTTTTTATGAAGAAAGTGGATATTTAAGTGAAAAAATTTGGAAACCAATAGCACATGGCCACCCATTTATTTTAATCGGCCCACAAAATTCTTTAAAATTTATTAAAAAAGAATATGGTTTTAAAACATTTCATCCCTTTATAAATGAAGCATATGATGCAGTTGAAGATGGTAATTTAAGAATGGAAATGATTCAAAAAGAAATAAAAAGATTAAATAGTTATTCATTAGAAGAATTAAAAAAAATAGTAGAACAAGTTATACCGATTATATTACATAATAAAAAAAAATTACTAGAGTATGGAAAAAAATCTATACCATTAGATTATGTTCATTATTTAAGAATAACTGGAAAAACGGAAGAAGCGGAAAAAATATTCAATAAACAAAATCAATTATTATGAAAAATCCAATCAAATTGTTAAAAAAGTGGTATGAAAACTACAAGATGAAAAAACGAATCCAAAAGAAATTAGAAGAATTAAAAAAAAGAGACCCATTCGTTTATAAGAATTTCTAATAATTTAGAATATTTATAGTTATGAATTCATTATTAGAAGCAGATAAACCAAAAGTTACACAATCAATAATCATTTATGGTGGTCGTTTTCAACCATTTCATAAAGGACATTATGCAGCATACCAAAATTTAGTATCAGAATTTGGAAAGGCAAATGTATATATTGGAACCTCTAACGATACAAGTTCTGACAAATCTCCTTTTACATTTAAAGAGAAAAAAGAAATTGCAACTAAGATGTTTGGTATACCAGCATCTAAATTTGTAAAAGTAAACAACCCTTACAGACCCGTAGAGATACTTTCTAAATACGATGGTAAGATTACTCAATACATTGCAGCAGTCGGAGAAAAGGATGCCAGTAGGTTAAAGAGTGGATATTTCAAACCATATAAAGGTAAGGCCGGATATGGTTATGATGAAGTTGGTTATTATTATCCAGTTCCTGCGGAAGCAAATCCAATTAGTGGAACGGATGTTAGAAAAAAACTAGGAAGTTCAAATAAAGAGGTAGCAAAAAAGTTTTTCTTAAAAGCATATCCATCATTTGATAAAGATATTTTTAAAATGATTACTTCAAAATTAAACGAAAATGGAATGCCAGGTGGAATAGGTGTTGGCTTGGTTTTGCCAGGTGGATATATCAATGGTGCACCAACCGGTTCTAAAAATGAAATCATAGGTGAAATTGAAAGTGATGTAAACGAATTTATAACACAATATTTTAATGAAGGTATTTCTGAATCAAAAGAAAACTCAATAAATCATTTTGTAGAGTATGCAACTAAAAAATTAAAGTTAAACGAAACTCCAAAAATTACTTTATTAAGTGGCAGAGAATATTCGGAAGCAAAAACTTCTTTAGGTGGTTACAATCCAATGTCTAAAGAAATATATGTTGCAATTGAGGGTAGATTAACGGCAGACATACTTAGAACACTTGCACACGAAATGGTTCATAGAAAGCAAGATGAATTGGGTTTAGTAAAAGATGAGGTTAAGGATGGTGCAACAGGTTCTCCAATTGAAAATCAAGCACATGCGGTTGCAGGAATCTTAATGAGAAATTATGGTAAAATAAATAAACAAATATACAATGAAAGTATTAATATAGATGTTGATAAGGGTGATACTGTTTTGATGGGTAAATTCAAAAATAAAAAAGTTGTTGTAAAAGATATTGGAAAGGATGACTACGGAATGCCAACAATTAATGGTAAGAAAGCAGCAACATTTAGATTAGGTGACAAAGGACAAAACATATTTAAAAAAGATGAAATAGATGAAATGAAATCTACGGATGTCCATTTTATGAATATGATAAAACTATATAGAGATTCAACATTCAGAAAAAGAATCAATGCATATCTTTTCGGTAATCCTAATAAAAACAATCCAACCGCAGTAGCAAAAGCACTTCGTAATATGGGATATGATGAAATAACTCAAATGGAAAAAGAATTAAATATTAAACCAGATTTGAATGAATCATTATTATTAGAAGGTGGTGCATATGGACATATGTCACACCCATTTGATGATATGGATTTAACTTTTGGTGATTTAAAAGATATTATTTCAAAAGCTCTTGAAGGTGATTTAGGTGTAGTAAGAGAAAAAACCGATGGCCAAGCATTAGCAATCAGTTGGAAAAATGGTAGATTGATTGCAGCTAGAAATAAAGGTAATTTAGCAAATGCCGGAGCAAACGCAATGGGTATAGAAGATGTTGCATCAAAGTTTGGTGGTAGAGGTGGTTTAACCGACGCATACAATTTTGCAATGAAAGATTTGTCTGCTGCAATTAGTGGGTTATCAGAAGCACAAAGAAAAAAAATATTCAACGAAGGTAAATGTTTTATGAATTTAGAAGTTATATGGCCAAAATCGGTTAATGTGATTCCGTATGGTCAAGCACTTTTAGTTTTTCATAATACAACTTGTTATGATGAAAAGGGTGTGGCAATTGGAGCAGATGGTGGAGCAGCGGGAACTTTAGCAGGAATGATTAAGCAAGTCAACGCAGACATTCAATCTAAATACACGATACAAGGCCCTCCAATAACATCAATACCAAAATCGGATGATTTGAGTTCAAAGCAAGGTAAGTATTTATCAAGACTTAAAAAACTACAATCAGAATTTGGATTAAAAGATTCGGATAATGTTGCAGACTATCATCAAAGTTGGTGGGATTGGTGGATTACATCAAACGCACCTATTAAGGTTGATAAACTTACAAAAGAAGCATTAATTAGAAGATGGGCATTTGGTGATAAAGGATTTAGATTGAATACAATATCAAATTTAGAATTACAAAAATGGGCAATTGACCATGATAAAGTAAATGTTGTAAAACAACAAAAAGATAATATTAAACCATTTGAAGAAATATTTTTAGGTGTTGGAGCCGATGTATTGGAATTTGTTGGTAGTGTATTAACAGTTCACCCTGAGAAAGCAATTAGAGCAATGAAACAAAAATTCGTATCGGTTGCATCACAGGTTAGAAATGGTGGTAATCCTGCACAAATACAAAAATTAAAATCAGAATTAGAAAGATTAAATCAATTGGGTGGTATTGAAAAGATAGTAGCAAATGAAGGATTGGTATTTGTTTATAATGGTAAAACATATAAGCTTACAGGTACTTTTGCACCATTAAATCAAATACTTGGCATTTTTTACTCTTAATTTGATATATATTATAATAATAAACAGTTACAAAAAGGAAGATTAGTATGGCAAAAAGAAAAAGTTTTGATGAAAAGTCAAAAGGAATGCACAAAACCCGTAAATTAATTATAGATACGGTATTTGGTAGAGAGGACAACAATAAAAAATCGTTTGGTTATGAAAAAGAAACCGAACAAAAAAGAGAAGTTGGTGAAACATGGACGGATAGTGATGGTAAAGAATGGAGACAAGAGAAGGGATTTAAGACAGTCGTTACTGAAATGGACGATGTTAGAGATTTCTTACATAAATTAAGTCATTGTTCTTCGGAAGATTGCAAAACCGTTCCATATAGTTGGGCAGATAAAAAGTTAATTAGTAAAACTGGAATGTGTGCAACTTGTTTGGCAAAATTTGAAATGAACTTGAGAACTGACGGAACATTTCCGTTTTATGAAGATTATAAAATAACAAATAATAAACTTGCATATGTAAGGGATTATAAAGACAAAATGGAAGAGGCATTGGGGGGTGTAAAACAACAAATGGAAATAGTTACACAAGAAGGTAAAGTTGAAAAATGGGAATGGCAAGTAGATATTGAAAAAGTAAAAACAGATTTAAAAAAAGACATTGATGGAGCATATGAAGCCATTGAATTATTAATAGAAAGAAAACGATTATTAGAAGAAAAATTGGTTGAATTAAACCATCCAGAATTAATTAAAAAATAAAATATGAAAAATTTATTAAATTTAAAAAACATTGCAATCGTATTATTAATTGTAGTGGTAGTTTTCCAACAATGTGGTGGAAGCAAAAAAGGAACTGGCGAAATTGTAAAAGTTGATGGTAAAAAGTATGAACTTATTAAACATGAAATTGATACAATTGAAGTGGTTAAGACAAAAGTGGTAACTAAAAAAGGTGAAGATATTTACCATGAAACAATTGTAGAGAAGGAAGTAATTATTCCTACAATCGTTGACACCGCAGCATTACTAAAAGATTTCTTTGCAAAGAACATTTACAAAGATACATTAAATTTACCAGATAGTTTAGGAATTGTATCTTTAATTGATACTATTACTCAAAACAAAATATTTGGTAGAACTTTTAACGCAAGTGTTAAACAAAGAACTATTAAAGAAACAACAATTGTAAAAGAATTACCAAAGACCAAAGTATTTTATGGTTTGGAAGGCGGATTCAATAAAGCGGATGTTGTATCTCATTTAGGATTGGGTGTTTTAATTAATACAAAGCAAGATAAGATATTCCATTTAGGTATTGGTGCAGCAAATAGAACAACCGATGGTACAAGTGGAGCATTGTCACCTTACATTGGTGGTGGTGTATATTGGAAGATTAAATTCAAAAAATAATGGGAGTTCAAGGGCAACCTAAGAAATCATTAAAAGAAATAATAGCTGAAGAATATCGTAAATGTGCATTAGACCCCATTTACTTTATGAAGAAGTATTGTGTTATTCAGCACCCGGTGAGAGGAAAAATACCCTTTCACCTTTATCCTTTTCAGGAAGAGTGTTTAACGGATTTTAAAGAAAATAGATTAAATATCATTCTTAAATCCCGTCAGTTGGGTTTATCAACATTATCTGCAGGATTTATTTTATGGAAGATGTTATTCAACCAAGACTTCAATGCTTTGGTAATTGCAACGAAAGTAACTGTTGCTAAGAATCTGGTGGAGAAGGTAAGAGTTATGCACGACTTACTTCCTGTATGGTTAAGAGATGGTGGTAACAGTTCAGTAGAAGATAATAAACTTTCCCTTAAATTAAAAAATGGTTCACAAGTAAAAGCAATTGCAAGTTCTCCAGACGCAGGTCGTTCGGAAGCATTGTCATTGTTAGTTGTGGATGAAGCTGCATTCATTAGAGATATTGATGAAATTTGGTTGTCAGCACAATCTACATTATCAACGGGTGGTTCTGCAATTGTATTATCTACTCCGAATGGTGTGGGTAACTGGTTCCATAAAATGTGGGTTGATGGTGAGAGTGGTGCAAACGGATTTAATAATATAAATTTACATTGGACTGTTCATCCTGAAAGAAATCAATCATGGAGAGATGAACAAACTCGTATATTGGGAGTAAAGGGTGCTGCACAGGAATGTGATTGTGACTTTGTTGGTTCCGGTGATACGGTAATTGACCCAGCATTATTGACTTGGTATAAAGATACATATGTGATGGACCCGGTTGAAAAAACTGGCTTTGATGGTAATTATTGGAAATGGGAACATCCAAATTATAATAGAGCATATATGGTAGTTGCCGATGTCGCTAGAGGTGATGGTTCGGATTATTCTACATTCCAAGTAATTGATATTGAAGATAGTTCACAAGTTGCAGAATATAGAGGTAAAATTGAAACAAAAGATTTTGGAAACTTTTTAGTAGCAGTATCCACAGAATGGAATAATGCACTATTAATTATAGAAAACTCAAATGTAGGATGGGCAACTATCCAACAGGTGATTGATAGAGGATATGGTAATTTATTCTATATGAGTAATGACCTAAAATATATTGATGTTGAAAAACAAATGTCTAATAAGTTTTATAGAGACGAAAAAAAATTGGTTGCAGGATTTGGAACAACGATAAAAACAAGGCCACTTATAATTTCTACATTAGATACATACATAAATGGTAAAGATATTTTAATTCGTTCTCAAAGACTTATAGATGAATTATTTACATTTATTTGGAGTGGTGGTAGAGCCGAAGCAATGAAGGGATATAATGATGACTTAACAATGGCATTGGCAATTGGACTTTGGGTAAGAAATACAGCACTTCGTTTGAAACAAGAAGGAATTGATTTAACAAAAACAATGTTAAACTCAACACAGATAAGTCAGTATACCGGATTTGTTGCATCAGGACATCTTAAACAAAATCCTTATGAAATGGATATGGGTAAAAAGGGAGTAGAAAATTTAACTTGGTTATTAGGATAATTATATATTTATATGTTGAAACTATTGTAATATGAGACTAATTAATTTAATTCCGTTAAAAGAAATGGAAAATCCTTGTTGGAAAGGATATGAAATGGTAGGAACTAAAAAAAAAGATGGTAGAGAAGTACCAAATTGTGTTCCTGTAAAGGAAAATGTAGTAAGTGAAACAACCGGTAGAGAAGCAAAAGAAATTGCTAGATTGACTGGTACACGTGATAGTATAGTACAAAAATTTATAGATGATTTTAATTTAAATGCCAAAAACCTTTTTAACTTTATAGCTAAAGGAAAAGAAAAAGTTAGAAAAGATTTCGCAACCGCAATGTCGGGTAGACCTGGTAATAAATATCAAGGTGATTTTGTAGGTATGTTTGGTGAAGATATCAATAGTGACGATGATGTTAATTATGGTTTAGTTGAACCAGAAGAATATGATGTAGAAGATGAGGATATGGAAGATTTTATTTCTTTTATGAGAAACTATGATAAATCTTTAAATGAAGGTTGTCAATGTTTAAGAGAAGCAGAATATCAGGGTAGAGAAGTTAAGTTGGGTAAACCAATGCAAGGCGATGTTAAGAAATTCAAAGTATATGTTAAGAATCCTGCAGGTAATATTGTTAAGGTAAACTTTGGTCAAAAAGGAATGAAAATTAGAAAATCAAATCCCGCAGCTAGAAAATCATTTAGAGCAAGAATGAATTGTGATAGTCCAGGACCAAGACATAAAGCAAACTATTGGTCTTGTAGAAAATGGTAAATTTGGAAATGTGGAAAATTTTTCATATATTTAGAAAAATAGAATAATATAAAAATGGCAGATAAATCAATATTTAGTAGGTTACAAAAATTATTTTCAACAAACACAATTGTTCGTAAAACACAAGATGGTGTAAAGGTTGTTGATACCGATGAGTGGCAGAATATGACCACAAACTTAGTTGACCGCTTTATGAAAATGAAAGTGACCAACTATGGTACAGGACAAACAGCATCATCAATGGCATATCAACAAGTTAGAATTGACTTGTTTAGAGATTACGACTCAATGGACTCAGACCCAATCTTATCATCGGCATTAGATGTATATTCAGATGAAACAACTGCTAGAAATGAAATGGGCAATGTTTTAAAAATTCATCATGAAGATGACCAAATAAAACAATTATTAGAAAATTTATTCTATGATATTCTTAATGTAGAATTTAACCTATGGCCATGGACAAGAAACTTGGTAAAATATGGTGATTTCTTTTTACAATTAGAAATAGCAGATAAATTAGGTATTGTAAATGTAATGGCTTTATCAACATACGAAGTTAGTAGAGTTGAAAATTTTGACCCAGAAAATCCACAAAGAGTTAAATTTATATACGCACCATACCAAAACCCATCAGGTGGATATGGTCAAACTCCAAAGAAAGAATTTGAAAACTATGAAATAGCTCACTTCCGTTTAAATTCGGATTCAAACTTTTTACCTTACGGAAAATCTATGATTGAAGGTGCAAGAAGAGTTTGGAAACAATTGATGTTAATGGAAGATGCTATGTTAATTCATAGAGTAATGAGAGCTCCTGAAAAAAGAATATTCAAAATTGATGTAGGTAATATTCCACCAAATGAAGTGGATAATTACATGCAGAAGATTATCAATAGTTCTAAGAAAGTTCCATTTGTAGACGAAAGAACAGGAGATTACAATTTGAAATATAATATGCAAAATCTTATTGAAGATTATTATATGCCAGTTCGTGGTAATGATAATGGTACTTCAATTGATACCTTAAAAGGTTTGGAATATAATATGATTGATGATATTAACTACTTAAAAGGTAAGTTAATGGCAGCATTGAAAATTCCAAAAGCATTCTTAGGATATGAAGAAGATGTAAATGGTAAAGCAACATTGGCAGCACAAGATGTTAGATTTGCAAAAACAATTGAAAGAGTACAAAGAGTATTAATTTCAGAATTGACTAAAATAGCAATTATTCACTTATACGCACAAGGTATTACCGATGATAGACTAACTGATTTTACATTAGAACTTACAATACCATCAAAAATCTACGAACAAGAACAAGTTGAATTATATACTTCAAAAGTAGCATTGATTACACAAATGCAACAAACTAAAATGTTCTCAAAAGAGTGGATGTATGAAGCGGTAATGAAACTTGCAAAAGATGAACAAGATGAAATGACATTACAAGTATTGGAAGATACTAAACAAACATTCCGTTTAACATCAATAGAAACA